AGCCGTCTTCGAAAAGCCGCTATTACGTCGTCAAGAAAGGCGACACGTTGTGGGATATTGCGACAAAGTATTATGGTAAGCCGGATTACCGAACCATCTACAACTCGAACAAAGACAAGGTGCGTGATCCGGACCTCATTTATCCCGGGCAAAAGTTTTTGATACCGTACAAGTAAGGGGTGGAACCATTGATCGTAGAAGATAACCTGTATTACATCGACATCGACAAGGAGGCCATCCCGTATCGGTTCGATATCACGCTCGGCAACAGCGTCTATTTGATGGACGTCCGCTACAATCGCTTAGCGGATATGTTCACGATTGACCTGTATACGCAAGATGAGGACGTCATCACGTATGGGGAACCGATCATTTACGGTAAACCACTGTTCTCGGACATGGCCGACAGTCGATTGCCGATCTCGGAGTTGATTGCTTTGGATGTGTCAGGCGTCGAGACACAAGTGACTTGGGACAATCTCGGTAAGACCGTGTTCCTATATGATTTTGCGGAAACGGACACGCCACCGGAGGAGGATGACGCATGAGTACCACCTTCGGGCGTATTGCCAAACTGAATGTCGCGGACGATATCTTGATTTCGATGAGCGACTTGCACATGGAGTATGAAATTACGTTTGATGACGACGTCAATCCGAATGAATCTCTCATCAACGTGTGGAACCTATCCGCCTCAACGATCAGTCGCATCCAACATAACGACAAATTGACGCTCACCGCCGGTTACAAGACCGACGGGTCGGGCGTCATTTTAAGTTCTCGCGTTTCGACCGTCAATACACGTCGGGAGAGCGTCGACAAGATCACGGCCATTAAAGTCATCGATGGACCGAACCTCGGTGGTATCCTGCTGCCAGAACGGAAAACAACGACTGGTGTCGGTAAAAAAGCAAAGGTCAAACTGACGCGAAAGAAAACCTACGGCAAGAATGTCACCGCTTCACAAATCATCCGGGACTTGGTGCCGTTACTTGGTGTCGCAATCGGTAAAATTAAATTGCCAAAAGACATCACCTATCCAAAAGGCTATACCGTTAGTGGGAAAGTCGTTGTTGAAATCGAAAAGCTCGCACGGGCATGTGGTGCAGCCTTTTTCATCAATAAACAACGTTTGTATATCTGTCGGCTTGCAGAAGCGGCATCCAGTACGACGTTTGAGCTTTCGAGTGCAACGGGATTGATTGGCAGCCCAGAACCTTACGAGAACGATAAGGAACGCGGGTACAAGGTCAAGATGTTGCTCCAGTATCGCATCACGACCGCATCGCTCATCACAATCAAAAGTCGCACGGCGAATGGAAAGTTCCGGGTTCGTCGCGGGAAACATGTGTTAAGCGGATCGGATCACTATACGGAAGTCGAGGTGGTACGAGTATGAGTAGAGGTCTGAACCTCGTCGATAATTACATCGAAGAAAAGTTACTACATTTGCACACGCAAACGGTCGGTATGATCAAGAAGGTGAATGGGGACGATACGTGGGATGTACAGCCACTTATCCAAACAAAGGAACTGGATGACGACGGCGGGGAAGATTTGCCGCTCTTGCTCGACGTACCCGGTTTATTTCAACGTGTGAAGATTGATGGAGCGAAAATGATCATTAAACCGGACTGGGAAGTCGGTGACATCGTCTGGCTTGGCTTTGGTGAACGGGCCATCGAATACGCGATCAAAGGGAACAAGGCATTACCTGCTGATTACCGGCGACATAGCTTAAATGACGCGGTCATCTTAGGAGGGTTCGATATCAAATGAGAGATTTCAAAATCGTGAACGGAGATATCTCGTTCTGGAAGAATGACATTGCGGTCGCGGATGGGAAACAAGAAGTCGCCCAATGCATCGGGACCGCACTTGGTACGAACTTAGGAGAATTCGAACTCGAGCCAGAAACAGGTATCGAGTTTTTTAATATTCTCGGAAAAGGCATCACCGAGGAAGATGTTCAGTCAGAGATATTCGGCGGCATCGTACAAGAAGAACGAGTCGAGGTCGTGGATACGATTGACGTCCTGATTGATCCAGTGAATCGGTCAGTCGATGTCAAATTCACGGTGACGACGACGGATCAAGACGTCGTAGAAAGTGAGGCGGATTTCATTGCTTGATAAGTACGGATTTAAACGATTGACGTACGATGAGTTGCTGACGGCAATGGAAGACCGGGCAAAGGCGCAGTTCGGACAGGATTTGAACGTGTCCGCCTTGTCCTTCATGGGCATCCTGCTGCGGGTGTTCGCTTGGTTCCTCGCAACGACGTGGCAACTGGCAGAGAGTGTTTATTATTCGGCGTTCGTTTCGACGGCTACAGGCGTCAATATCGACCGTCTCGCGAAGCTGTTGGGAATCTCACGACGTCAGGCGGCACCGGCATACGGTGAAGCGACATTCACGGGATTACCCGGAAAGAAGATTGAACTTGGCACCGAGATTCGCGGCCCGGCAGAAGATGACCCGATCTACCAGACCATCGCGGACTTGGAACTGGACGACGATGGTAACGGAACGGTCGCTATCGAAGCGCTCGAAGCCGGAACAGGGTCAAACGTTATTGCGAACGTGCTCACGCAGCTGGTCGAACCGGATCTCGACATCTATACGGTAACGAACACGGAAGCGATTATGAACGGTACCAACGTTGAGACCGATGCGGAGCTTCGAGAACGGTACGCTGCTTCTCTCTCTACTGGCGGAGCATCAACATTAGAAGCGTTACGGGCGTCAATCTTACGTGTTGCACAAGTTAAGACAGTATTGATTGAAGAGAACGATACGCTGAGTGAATTGAATGGCGTACCGGGGAAATCATTCTCCGCACTCGTTTATGGTGGAAATGATTTTGATATTGCTCAAGCTATTTATAAGACGAAACCGGCCGGCATCCAGTCCTATGGATCCGTACAGGTGACGATTGCAGATAGTCTCGGAAACGACCAGTTGATTGGCTTCGAACGAGCGGAAGAAGTGCCGGTCTACGCCAATATCACGCTGACGACAAACGAATTTTTCCCGATTGAGGGACTTGATAAAGTGCGGACGAACATCATCAAGTATATCGGTGGACTCGACGAGGATGAAACGGTTTATAACGGACTGGCGCTCGGGGAGGATGTTATCTACACGAAACTGATTTCAGCCGTCCATGCAATCGGTGGGATTGAAGATGTGACCGTTCAACTCGGAACGGCAGCGGATCCAACTGGGACATCGAACATAGCCGTATCGAATCGACAAGTCGCGGTCACGGACTTTGGGAAGGTGAACGTGCAATGACAATAAAAGAAAAGATGGTCGCGATCCTTGCGGATTACTTCGATAAGTCGGAGGACTCGAACATCAGTAAACTGATTGGTATCGTTGCCGAACAAATCGAGAAGTTGAATGAGGCGTTCAAAGAGATTCAGGACTCGCGTGACATTGATTTGGCGTTCGGGCAGACGCTCGACAATATCGGTACGAACCTTGGAGAACCCCGAAATGGTATGGACGATCCGACCTATCGTGATTTCTTGAAGACATCAATTACGGCGGCGTTATCACGCGGCGACATGGAAACGGTCCTGAGCATGGGACGCGTTCTCTACGGACAGGACGTGCTTGGCATCATTGAGACATGGGCACTCGAACGGTATGAACATGAACCGGCAGGGCTTGTCATGAAGATTGAAAACACGCGAAATGATGGCATTGACCTCGACTACCAACTATTAAAACGCGTCATGGCAGCGGGCGTTCGGCTTTATATCGAAGTCTATCAACCACGTTCAGTCATCGCGATTCATTCGAGTGAGGTCCTGAACGTTACACGCAGCGTCATGCTCGGGCAATATATGGCCGGCAATATGAATACGACAGGAGTGATTAACGGATGATCCTGATTACACCGAGTACGATGGAGGACTTGCGTGATTATTTCGCAGAACTTCCGGATTATGGGCGACTGTTTATCGCGGGTGAAAATCCAATGGACGTCGCCATCTACAAGATTGAAAAGGAAGACAATCAAATCTCAATTTGGGTGCGTGTACCATCAGGCGTACGGACAGTTACGAAGATTCAAATCATCAAGAAAGATGGCGAAGTGATGCTCGAACGCAACGCACCAATTACGAAACCCGAGTCACGAAACATCTATACGCGTTTCGAATTTGAGATTGAGGAGGTACCTGCCACATGAGTTTCGACAACACGATTGATTTTAAGGATCACATCGTCCAATTTCCAAATCGATTCAAGCAGACTACTGTCGCACCAGGTGTGGTAGAACTAGTACCAACTTGGATTGAAAATACGAACGAAATTATTGAACCAGGAACTCCAGTCGATTCCGAATTGTTTAAAAAATTGAAACAGAACGTCACGATCTACCAACAGACATTAGCCGCATCGGAAGGACAAACAATTATCAATTTAGCGCGCAGTTATTTGGTTGGTCAAAATCGCATCTCGGTATCAGTGGGCGGTGTGAAACAATACTCG